TGTTCTCTGGTGTCTCAAACTGTAAGATGGGTAGGGGCTGACCAGTTACTGCTGCCTCAATATAACCTGGCAGAGTTTCTGCCAACTTCTGATCAAGCGTTGCCAATACATCTCTAGATATCATGCCTGGTACCGAGGCTAGCGGTGTTATGTTCTCACCTTTTGCGCCGAAGAGGTCGGGTCCAACTGCTTTTATTTCTTGCCCAGACTGTGTTTTCTTTGAGCCAAAACCTGTTAAGGCTTTAAAGTCTTGCTCTTTCCATGGAGAGTTGTTGGTTTTGTTACTGTAAAGCACAAAAGCGAACACACCCTTGCTTGGTGCTTTTTTACCTGCTGGCTGATAATTGACAAGGAGAATCTGTGCTGCCTTAGAGTTAACATTAGATGCATCCACCGCTCCATTTTTGGTGCCACTCCACAAGAAGAATTTCTTAAGCTTATTATCAGCTAAAGCTTTTTTCAAGCTGGTAGGAAGTGGGAGCTTGTTTGCTTTTGCTACAGCCTGATGGACAGCCAAAACTAATAAATCTTTATCTGTTATTGTTTTTGGGTCTCCAATCTTGATAAACTGTTGACCAACGGACTGCATCATATCACCTGCTTCGTTGTTTAGTTTCATGCCAAGCTTATCTGGGTTCATCACTCCCCTACTAGCCTCTTGGAGCATTACTTCGTTGATCAATTGTTCTATTAGAAGATCTAGAGTTGTTTCTATTGTATTAGACTCTTGCATTGCTTCTCGCTCATTAATGGTGGTTACACCCTTCATAAGCATGGGGCAAGTTTGATCTAAATCCTCCATCACATCTGGGCACTCACAGTTGTCGTGTCCAAATTCAACATACTCTTCTATGCTGTCGGCCTGCTCTGGCATAACAAACAATCCTGTTGTGAAGACATCACGCTGACGGTCATTCATTATACTATAGTCATTGCGATAATTAAAGCCGTTCGCCTTAAGACGCCGAGTTAGCTCTTCTATCTTTGTCTTGTACTCTAAAGCGACCTCTGGGTCTGATGCTAGAGTTTGGTATGGGTTAACGGTGCCCATGGGATTACTCCCCTCTTAGTGCTTTCAGAATCTCTTCTCGGACCATATCTTGAAGGTCTAAGTTCTCATTCTTCTCTTTTTCGTCGCCCTCTTCGTCGTCGCCACCTTCTTTGTCAATGATGGCTTTTTGTAGTTGATCTGGTAGTTCATCCTGATCACCTTTGAGTTTTGGGTCATCGTCATATTTTTTAGTTGACTTTGCTTTTTCTTCCAAGGTTTCTGCCTCTAGAGCCATCTGCTCTTCAAGGATAATTTCTTTCAACCTTGCCTTAGAGATTTTAAATGAATTCATTTTAGGCGCTCCTCGCTGTTATAAATAGTTTTCTAACTATCAAAATCACTTTCTTCAAACAATGTATAGGTAAATGAATTACCATACTGCATTGCGGAGTGGTTACACAGGTCTAAAAATTCATAGTACTGACTAACCTTTTGGAAAACCTGGCAGCCTGCTGACCACTTCTCAACAAGGTAAGATTGAGTCTTTGGGTTGCTCCTATGAATGTTGATGCCAAAGAGTCCCTCATCAGAAACCTCACACTCATAATCTAGAATATCATCCTTATTATTATCACGCCAAACCCTGACTGGTTTCCTCTGGCATAGAGCTTTGTACTTACCTTGGTGCTTGGCTATTTTCCAAGTAGATTTGTATTGCCCAGGGATTAGAATGGCCGTGCCCTTGGGGTTGATTGGATTCTCTAGCCAGTGCCTACCTGGGTCTGTAGTACAATTCCAGACATGTGTTTTCCACTCTCCGTCCAAATGGTAGATCGCACAAATGTAATCGTCAAAATCATTACTAAGATTATTATCAACCCGAACTCCAAATAAGTTTAGATTGTAATCTCTTTGTGGAGTTTCAAAGAAAGTGTAGCCCTTCTTACTAAACACCTCTTTAACAATACTCACATCTGAAAGCTTATCTTTTAAAGACATTTTATTTTCTTCCTCCTGCTCACTCACCCTCGTCCCAGTAGCTGGGCTTGAGTATCTTGTCAGCAATACCATATTCAATAGCTTGTTCAGCATTAATGTAAACATTTGTTTTCCGTTCCATCATCTTTTTGATCATTCTTTTGCTCATGTTTGTCACACTACTCAGTGCTTGGACGTACTGATCCTGTAGCCACCTTGTTTCTTCGTACTCAGTTTCAAGTTCATGCATCGCTCCTGCGTGACCTGCTCGCAAAGAGTGAATCATAACTCTTGTGTTCTCGCCGATAAAGCGACTGTTCTCTGCTCCCGAGGCCAGTAACAAGACACCTGCTGACATTACCTTACCTAATCCAACTGTTTCAATAGGAGTTGAATGTTTCATAGAAACCATCAAATCATGGATACCAAACATATCAGCAGCATTGCCACCAAATGTAGAAATATAAAACTGCATAGGCTTGACAGCATGGTATTGTTTTGTTTGCTGCTCATTAACCATGACCAACCTGTTGTTATGATTATGGTAGATCATAGCAGAGATAATTGCTGACGCCGATTCCTCATTGAGATCACCACAAAAGTTAATTGCTCTGGGGCTGGACTTCTCCATGTCAACTTGTATTAGATTAGGGACAACTTCTCTAATCTCATCTTCCGTCAGGTCTTCAATAGAGATGATCTCAAATTGATCTTCTGCGGGTGCTAACTCTTCTTTATCTGTCTTCTTAGTTTTACTGTTAGCCTTTGTCTTCTTCTTTGGTGCCATCAGCGTTTGCATCAATCGCCTGCGATTCATAAGATTTTCCTTTCTCAATCCTGTACCAGTATACTTCATCATGGCCTGTTTGTTCATCTTTTAATATCTTTATTTCTGATCGGTCTGCACGATAATCTAATATGGCTGTAACATAAGGAGTGATCGCCGTACTGTCTAATCCTTCCCTCTTGATCTTGTCGTAGCCTACTTCTAGGATACGCTTAGCCATGAAATACTTTCCTGCGTCAATGACCTTACCATTGTCGCTTATTAGGTTTAGGGAATCTAATATGTGATTTATTACGGACATATAACAAAAAAAGAGATACAAGTCTGTGTAGACCCGTACCTCTTTTTCCTTTCTTCAACAAAGAATGTTATTTATTTATTGTCAAGCTTGCTAATACGATCTAAAACACGCTTGAGGACAGCCTCGGTCAACTCGTCTTCGTCTTGACGGTTACCATAGTCACCCATGCCTGGCTCGTGACCCATTGCTGGATCATCTTTCATGCCGTGGTCCATTGCTGGATCTTCATGTGCCATGGCTGGCTCTTCCTCTTCGCCTGCTTCTTCAGCTTCGTCAGCATCCATCTCTACACCGAATGGCTCAAGTGCTTTTAGGATGGCCATAACAACGTCGTTTTCTTCGGCTTGTGGCTCTGCATCAACTTCCATGTCCATGTCTTCTTCTTCACCTGGCATGTCCATGTCTTCTTCATGCTCTGCTTCTTCAAGCTCAACGACAGGCTCTTCGTCTGCGGTCACTTCTTCAGCTACGGTCTCGTCCTCGGTTTCCTCTTCCTCGGTTACCTCGGCAGCCTCGTTGATGAAGAGGTTCTGATTAATAACGGAAAGATCAGCCAACTTAGCCCAGCGGCGAAGGGTCTGCTCATTTAGTAGTTTGTCATTCTTTGTCATTAGTATACTCCTTGTTGAAAAGAAACAATATGTTGGCTCTAGCCAACTGTTTATAAATAGTTACAGAAATAACATTATTCCTCCATGAAATCAAAAAGTCCTCTTTTAGCTGCTTTTTCCATCGCTTTATCTTGGATCTGTTTGACTCTGGGGAAGCTAATTTCTAATCTATCTGCCACATCTCTAAGTGTTAAACCATGAGGATTCTTGTTTGCACAGACAACAGAACAATTTGAATCTGCTTCATATTTCATCCAGTGCCTGCATTTTTCTCTATCGCATGTTCCTTTCGTTCGCTCAAAGAAGTTATAGCAAATAGAGTCTCCGACCATATGTTTATGGTTCATTATTTTTTCCGTCCGTTTTGGGAGGTTAAGATATGGGTACCGCTTTCAATTGTACCCGCTGAGGTTTGTCGTGACCACTCAGCATTGTTTTGTAATTCTTGGATAGTGCGAGCACCTGAGTAAGATAGCCCGCTTCTCAATCCGCCCTCTAGATCTAAAAGAATATCATCCACTGTCCCTTTGTAGGGAATGTATGATGCAACACCCTCTGGAGTAGATGACTTGTTGCGCCAGTTCATCTGAGCATCTTTTGATGCCATGCCTCGGTACTCTTTCATTCTGCTGCCATCAGGCATCGTAATAATGTTACCTGGGCTCTCCTCTGTTCCCGCAAGAAGAGAACCGCACATCACAAAGTCAGCGCCAGCAGCGAGGGCCTTGACAATATCTCCTGATGTTTTTATACCACCATCTGCAATAATAGCTACATCTCTATCAGTACGAGCGCAATCAAAAATAGTTTGTAACCCTGGGAGTCCATGCCCCGTAACAATACGAGTTGAGCATATACTGCCGCCGCCGATGTTAGCTCGCACAGCATCTGCACCCCAGTCCGCTAGGTCATTGACTCCTTGCAGGGTACAAACGTTGCCTGCGATAAGTGTAATAGAATTACCAAACTTTGCTCTTAGGTGCGTCAGAGCATTTTTCATTAGAGTGTGGTGTCCGTGCGCAACATCTAAACAAAGCACACCCACACCGACATCTACAAGTGAGGAAGCTCGTTCTTGATAGTCTCCCGTAACTCCAACAGCCGCAGCAAAGATGCTCTCGCCACGATTCATGACTTCGCTGGACAGTCTGACCTGTTCATCAATACTGTTATAGCGATGCAGGATTCCCATCCCCCCGTTACGGGCCATAGCGATTGCCATCTCGCCCTCACACACTGTATCCATTGGTGCAGATAAAATAGGCAAATCTAACGTTACGTGAGCAGACAAGTCGTTGCTTAGATCAACTTCACTCCTGCTTTCAATGTTGCTGTACTGTGGGATCAACAACATATCGTCATAGGTTACTGCTTTCTTAAACCTCATCTTGGCCCTCCACAAAATCTGTGACCTTGCTTTGGCAATCTGAGCAGAACAACCTGACCATTTCGCTGTTAGATCTTACGACTACTTTCCATGTCATGTGCGACTCCTTTGTTTTAGGAAAGGCTTTATTACAGGCAGAGCATTGCTCTGGTAATTTCTCAAATAGATTAATTCTTTTCTGTAGCTTCTTCTGAGCTTCCTCAGACTTTTGTTTCAAGCCCTTTGCCTTAGCTTTGCGCTTGAGCTTTTTGCGATGCTTCTTATCCATGAAGTCTCCTGTGCTTATACTAATAGAATAGCACAGTTAGTTTATTTGTAAAGGAAATATTTACTCTTCTTCTGCTGGTTCTTCTGAAGGTTCTTCTGAAGGTGCATCACCTGAAGTATCCTTGGCAGCAAGCTGTATGTTTATCCAGTTTTGACCTAGTGGGTTAGCAACTGGTGCTTCAACGAAACGTTGCACTGCTCTAGTGGCTTCCCTAGTTGGTGGCACTGGCTCATTGTTAACAACGATTGTAAAGTTGTCAACGCCGAATAGCTCCTGAAAATCCTCTTTGTTGGACTGAACTCTAGACCACATCTTTTCAACTTCTTCTGGATCAAGCTTCCTCTCACGCTTGGCGTTCTGAGCTAATGAATTCTCAAGTGAAGTGTCCACAAAGATCATGCAAGTGTCATAACCAAGTGCATCTAATGCTTGTTTTTTCTTTGCCATCTTGCCAAAGTCTTTACCAGTGCCATCAATCAACATACCCAAGCGGCCTGCTGTGTAGAATGACTGTAACTTTCCTAGCTTACCTTTTGCTATGGCTCGGATTGAATCACCCCTCTTGCCAAGCAAGCCAATCTTCTCAGCTACTTCTTTGGCATCTTCCCCTTTGTACTCGCCGCCTTCTTTAGCAGCCTGTGAGATTGCACCCAGGTCAGCAAGTGGGATACCCATCTTCTTTAGACCAATCTCAAATAGGTTATCACTGTTAACATACTTAAGACCGAAGCGACCGACAAACGAGGCAGCATCAAACATCTTGGACTTACCAGCTTCTCGGGCATCAAACATCACATCAGCAACATAAGACTTACCACTGCCTGGTCCACCTGCTGTAAAAACAGCCTTAAGGATACCTGGATCATAGACGCCCTCTTCTAGAACTTCTTCATTAAGGTTGAGCAAATAAGACATACGGTCTTTCTGTATCTCTTGGATTTGCTTTTTGATTAGGTCTCTTAGTCCTTGTACTTTCATTTTGTTTTCTAGTGGCAATTCACCTTGTCCCTTTGGTTCTCCAACCCTTTCAGGGGAAAACTCCTTGTCACCGATCTTGTCGTGAACAAATTGAAGTGCGCCCTTCATGGTAGGGAAAGCTGCCTTCATTGGCTGAATGTCATCTTCTGCACCATACTGTGGGCTGATATCAACTTCATACGTGTCCTTCTTACCCAAGGGATCAATGGAAACTTCTACTTTTCTATTGTTGAATACAAGCTCGCCACGATTCATAAAGGCTTCCATCTCAAAGAACAGAGGTCCAATGTCAATCATAACTGGTTCTACAAGTTTCTCAACCATGTTTATAAAATTAGAGAGTGCGTCGCCATCCATTGCACTACCCGCTCCTCGCTGTTTATCAAATGCGTCACGGGCGGCCTCCAGTTCTGCGAACTGGTCTTCACCTATTGTGGCTTCTTTAATCATCTTGCGTAGTTCAGTTACTGAAATCTTCATTTGTTTTTCATTCTCCCTGTTAGCTTATCAAAGTAAGGTGTGCGTACATTTCTTCTAGCAGATATGTAGCGATCTATAATTGGTTTTAGTAAAGACTCTTCTGAGAATCTTCTTGGCAATTCCTCTCTGCCTAGTTCATCAAACATCGCTTTAAGATGCTTCATAATTACTGCCTCTTTTATATCAACATCTACCATATTGATTGACTGCTTTTCATCTAGAAGGCCAGCCATTTTGACTATTTGCACCGCAGCTTTGTTTATAAGTTCAAAAGGCACCTTATCAAATCTACTCTTAAGATTATTGATGGTGTATTGTATCTTTTCTTCTTTGTTGCCTTTGTCTTTGGTAGCCTGCTTAATTTTGTCAACACCACCAAATTGCTTAATGTAAACGTCAACCATTTTCTGCACGTCCGCTTCGTCGGTGCTGAGTGCTTCTCTAATCATTTGACGTATTTGATCTTTGGTGATCTTCAACTTGCTATCCCTCGCTATCTACCAGTCTGTCTAGGATGGCTTGTAGTCTTTCATGCTGGGACTTGTGTGCTTGCACAGCTTTCTTAAGCTCTGCTATAACGTCATTCATTGTGTCTTTATCATGATCTGAAATCTCTTCCTTGACACCTTTCTTGTTATAACTGTGGTCAGAGGGCTTCATGCTGCCACTCTGAAGCGCATCAAGATAAGCTTGGTCAGGTTTTTTCATAGGAAGTGGATCTTCGCCTTTGGCGACAAGGACTGCATTATATGCTTCCATATAATCTGGGTTGCCTTGTCCAATCTTTGTAGGAGGGTTACCGTCCTCTGCATCAATCTTTCCATACTCAGCCATTTTGGCTTCTTTAATAATCTGTTGTAGTTGTGTTTTTGTAATCTTCATATTAAAATCCGAATCCAGCGCCTTCGCCGCCGCTGCTGTTAATTGCACTAATTACGGAGCTAAGTTCATCTTCTGCGTCGCTAAGCGGATGGTAGTCGCCCCCTTGTTCTCTAATATAATCTCCAAGAAGTTCCCGTGCCTTCTCTAGAAGTTCCATAACAACCTCAAGTTCTTCGTCCAGCCGTTCCTTGAGGAGTTCCTCTTTGATTATTTGTTGTAATTGTTGTTTTGTAATCTTCATTTTATTTCTCAGTCTAAATCATCTTCGTCAGATAGACGACGACCTGCCTCTTTAGTTAGCATTGTTGCAGTTTCAAAAATTATCTCTGGGTCTGCATCTTGCCCCTCTAGTTCTTTCTTGAACTCCATGAACATGCCAGTAGCTGCTGCAAAGCGAGGGTCTTTTAGTACCGCTGTTTGCTTGTCGTTAAGGTTCTGGCCTTTTGCTACAGCACGGAGCGTGTAAGTGTATCCGTATGTCTCTTTGTCAGTCATTTCGTTACCATCCAAGCCAAGCTCTTTGAGCATTGCTTTGACAACCTCGTCTCGTCTCTCAAGCTGGTTGCCTTTATATGTGACTTCTGTAATATACTTGCGCCACTCCGTCAATAGTTCTTTCATGTTTTATCCCCTAGATATCCATCTTGCTCATGTCTACATCAACACGCTTACCACTTGGCTTTGTTCCACCGTGACGATTCTGCATAGCCAAAAGATCATCCATGATCTCTCTCGTTGCGCCCATGTCTTGGGCCATCTTCATGAGGCTCTGAAACAGCACTTCCATTTGTGTGCTGTACTCTTCGTTGACTTCTTTAGCAACTTCTTCTTTAATAATTTGCCGTAGTGCTTCTCTAGTAATCTTCTTCATTTTAACATGCTCCTTCGCAGCTAGCACAAGCGCAACAACCGCAGCAACAACAACAGTGACTGCTGTTAAATAGGCTAACCAATTTGTGTAAAAAGTTTTTCATTCTATAACTCCTGTAGGTGCGCTCTGCGCAGTTATACAAAGTAAATAGTGCCCTAGCCCCTTAAAAGTCTCAAGTTATGCTGAATACTGAACGTACTAAACCCCCACCGTGCTTCGTGCTTGAGTTTACCAACGTAAACACGGTTAAGTCTAATGATATCTGTATCCTTTACGCCCCAACATTTAATGTTCTCATCTGCGCCATTATGGTCTGTGACTGACACAATAAAATACTTCTTGCCATTCTTTGTTTTCTTGACCTTTACCTCTCTTGGGATAAACCAACAGACTCGTCGCTCGGGGTCATATTCTGAGATCGGTGGACAGTTCTTACTCATCAAAGAATCACGAGTGAATTCATCCATCACTAGGTCAATCGGATAAATACCCGTAAGCGTTGTAAGATGATCAATGGTCTCCTCAATAGAGAAGTGCCCCTCGTCTGAGTAGGACTCAATATTATCAATCAAGTTCTTTTCTTTGCGGGGCCTGTCCACAGCAACCGCTGACCAAAAGTGTTTTGGTCCTGTGAACCTGTCATCCATCAATTCATCAAGGGCTTTACTCCTGACTAAAACATCTAGAGCCTTCTTGTTGAGCTTGGAGTATGTGATGTTCTCATTGAACAGGAACTCCTCAATTGTGTTGAACGGCCTGTTATCCAAGATCTGCTGGATGGCTGTCGTGCCCAAGCCCTTGATCGCTGTAAGCGGCTGGATAAGCTTCTGTCCATCTTCGGAGATCTCCCAAACCATTCCTGACTTGTTGATGCTAGCAGGAACAACATTGAAGCCAAACTTCTTTGCGGTATTGAGCGCTGCCATCTTGCGCTTCTCTGGCTCCTTATCTAGGAACGCTGCCATCCACTCAGTTGTGTAGTAGTGTGCTAACCAAGCACACTGAAACGACACCGCCCCATACGAAACTGCATGTGACAAGTTGAAGCCATAGCCTGAGAAGTATTCCATCTTAGACCACAAGTCTTTAGCTTTCTCTTCTGCTAGACCTTTATCCTTGCATCCCTTAAGAAACTTATTATAAAGCTTGTTCCTTACACTGTCTTTACCCGTGCCCTTCTTAGTGAGAACTTTGCGAAGTAGGTTACCCTCATCTAGTGTAAGATTATCTCCCAGCTTGTGAGCTAACATAGCCAACTGTTCCTGGAAGACCAGTAGTCCATACGTGTCACCTAGCACCTCTTCAATGATTGGGTGGTCATAGGTTACTTGTGTTGGGTTACTCTTGTTAGCGACATACAACTTGTCCGCCTTAGCTGACAACGGACCTGGCCTAAAGATCGCTGTGATTGCAGCAAAGTCCATAAGCGACTCTGGCTTTGCCTCTTGACAGAAAGACTGTGCTGGACCACTGGTCATCTGGAAGATACCAGCCCACTTGCCTCCATGGAAGATGTTTTCCCAAACCTTTTGATCATCAAAGTCAATCACGTTAGGGTGCAAGTATTTGTCATAGAACTCCCTAACCTGCTTGAACGTAGGTTCTTCAATTCCATGATGTCGCTTGAGGATGTGCCGAATGGCACCTGAGATCATCCGCAGCGTTGACAGTCCCAATAAGTCAAACTTAATAAACCCAAGCGGCTCTAAGTGCCTAACGTTCTGTCCCTCGCTCCATGGAGTCTGCATCACCCCACCCGAGTTGATTAGTGGCATGTGTTTGTCTAGGTTCTCTGCGACCACAACACCACCAGCGTGCCTACTCACACTGCGAACATTACCAAAGAGGTTGTCAACATGTGTAGCGATATGCGGATACTTCTCAAAGAACTCCTGTAGTGTTTCGCTGTACTCTTTTACTTCATCAAACGTTGGAGTGTACACGCCTGCTGTCTGCCCATGGGCCGCCTTAGCCTTGGGTGTTGCCTCGCTCATCATGACGCCTGTAACTTTGTTTACCTCTGCAAACGGTACACCATAGAACTTGCCGATGTCCTTGATGAGTGAGCGCAACTGTAGCGTATTAAAGTTACTAATAGGCACAACAGTCTCACGCCCCCACTCATTTGCTAGGCGCTCTTTCAACTCCATGGGCTCTTCAACATCAAAGTCAATATCGGGGTAGCCTGCACCACCCTTGGTCAAGAATCTCTCAAACTGTAACCCATACTTGATTGGGTCAACCTGGGTGATGTCAAGCACATAGGAAAGTAACGACCCTGCCGCAGAGCCACGTCCAAGTCCAACAAGCATATCCTCCTGTGCCTTGTCACTAATCGCCTTCATAGTCAAGAAGTACTGTGCGAAGCCTCGGTCCTTGATCACTGACAGTTCGTACTTGAGCCTGTCAATGTACACTTCGTCTGTTAGTTGTTTTTCTTTTAGCCCTGCCAATGCATCCTTGGTCAATGCCTGGATTGCCGTGGTGCCCTCTGGGATCACAAACTCTGGTAGGCGAACCTGGCTGTCTGGTAGGAAGTCTTCAATACGATCAAAGGCGATGTGGTGTGTGCGCTCAATACTAGCCAACACAAAGTCATCATCATACTCTACCTTGGAGCGACCTGAATACTTCTTGTAGGCGTCCCACATCTGGTCACCGTTACGAGGATACAACTCGTAGCCAATCTCCTCCACTGACTCTGGGAGCCTGTTAGCATCCTGATCGTCATAAGGAGCTTTGCCTGCCCACCCAATACGGCGGTACATCTCTCGGTCCTTCCACAATTCTGGTCGTGGGTAATGACTATCTGAAGTACTGATAACCTCTGCGCCCATTTCCATACATGCTTGGATGATTAGATCATTGACAATATGCTGCTCTGGAATATCGTTCCACTGGATCTCCCCATAGAACCTATCACCAAAGATGTCTTGGAACTCACCGATCGTATTCCGCATTGATGCTAAAACTTTATCTGCATCGTACTCATGTGTGACTGGATCACGATGTTTCCAAAAGTCTCCGAAGAGTGGCCCTGACATACAAGCGGTGCTAACAATCAACCCTTCGTTGTATTGCCTCAACATCTCAAAGTCAATACGGGGGTAACGGTAAAAATTTTCGGGACGATAACTGTCCGATACAAGCTTGAAAAGATTATTCAATCCTACCTGATTCTGAACTAACAAAACCAAATGCCTGCGAATGTTTAGAGGATTGAACTTCTTCTGTCTGTTCTCATCCTCAACAACCATAGCAAACTCTTCTTTCTTTTGCCGCTTGCTGTTGGCTTTGTGCTCTTCATACTGCTGTCGCCACTTCTTGTGTGACTTAATAAAGTAAGCCTCACAACCATAGATTGCTTTGAACTCTTTGCCATCTGACCTCATCTTCTTTAGGTGCTCAACCTGAAAGGATAAACCGTTCATGTGTCCGTGGTCGGTAAGCGAATGGGCAGTCATCCCATTCTCGTAGGCGAAGTCCATGTGCTCGCCTGGCATACCTAACCCATCAAATGGAGACAGGCCTGAGTGAGCGTGAAGACCCACAAATGGGATCTTACTAGCAATACGTTTAGTCATATAGAAACCTTTCTATCTTATGGCTTTATTATAAATTACTTTATACTTTATGTCAAGTATCTTCTTCAGGATTTTCTTGCGGCTTCTTGCCATAGACATCTTTATGTCCATCCTGATAAGTGATGATAGTTTGGTTGGCTGGGTGGGGTTCAATGTGAACCTTTACGAAGTCGCTCATACTATCAAATATAGCAATACCTCCACGGGGTGGTGGGTAAAGCCAGTGGACAACACATTGTCCTGTCGCCATAACGACGCCTTCAATAACAACCCCTTCTCCTGATACACCTGTTTCATCCTGAGTTCTATAGACCGTGAAACTTGTGATGCCTCGTGGTGCAAGTTTTGGTGGGGGTTTTGGAATTAGATCATCAGTAACCTCTTCCTTGTTTTCTGTTTTATTTTTGGCTTCGGACATTTTATATGCCTCCTGAGTAATAAATAATTACCATTTAAGAAAACAGTCTGCCTACATCAGAGAAGATAGCCAAACACATTATAAGACCGACAATCGCTAACCCTACATAAGTTAATATGTTTCTTGTTCTACGTTTTATATTTCTACCGATTACTGTTTCTACAATTGATATTACCACATGTCCTCCATCTAGTAAAGGTATTGGTAATAAATTCATGAACCCAATATTAATACTAAGGAATGCGATCCACTGATATAAAAAGCCATTGTCTTTAGTGGAGGACGATTGTTTCCTAGCCTGCTCCGTCATATCATACATCGCCACTGGTCCACCGACATCAGTTGCTTTTATACCACGATCGCCTAGCTGGCTGACAGCTTCTCCTATACTAGCGTATAAATTATTGGTTGTGTTTATGCTGGCCTTGGCAGCCCAGTAAGCACTGATTTTACCAACCTCAGAACCATCAGGGGCTTTCACATCTGGCCAGGGCATACCATGGAAATACACAAAGAACAAAGCGTAAGGCAAAAGTAAATTTGCTGCTGGTCCCGCAAGCGCAACAAATAATCTTTGCAATGGATGCTTACCCCAAAAAGATGTTTTACTCTGAAGAACATTATCATAGTCTGCCTCGCCCTCAAAACGAACATAACCACCAAGTGGTATAAGTCTAAATGACCACTTGTTCCCCAGTGCATTGAAGCTCGCAAGCTCCTTACCAAAACCAATTGCAAATTCCTCTATGCCAAAGCCACTAAGACGTCCAGCGACATAGTGACCTAGCTCATGGATGAATATCAAACCTATTATAATTGCTAATAGCAGGACCATAGTAATTGCTCCTCATTACAGAGGTTGTATCTATTGATTGGTATGTCTGGACCTAAGTTCCACACATCCTCCTCTGTAGGTGGCTTATATTTATTTTCTTGTTGCCGACGATACTTTTGTACATCAAGCGGTGTCCAGAGTTGCAAATAATCATATATCTTTTTGTTTTCGGTTTTAAGTGCTGAGATCTCTTTGTTCTGTAGTTCTATGACTCGTTCTAAGTTAATGATCGCATGGTTAGTAGCTTTCCTAAGATTATCCTCCAGTCCACTACTATTAAACAAGTACAGCAAGAAGCCCGTATATATTGCGCAGACCATTGCTGCAACTAAAGTTGTCCAAACAAATGCTGAAAGATAGTTTGGCCTGGTTTCCTTGATGGGGTAGAGATCATATTCATATACCTGCGAGTCGCTGATCGTCTCGTAAGCATTGTCTCTCATGTTCTGCCAGGCTTCTCTTTCTCTGTCCATGGCAATCTACCTGCCCTCTGTTGTGGTAGTTTCAGTTCTATCTTTATTCAAATTCTTTCTTGCCCATAGGTCAGCCTCCGACAGCGCAACTTTATTTGTTACAAAGCTTTTTATAGCTGTTAGGTTTGATCCAAGTCCAATATTTTCCATTGCAGGAAAGCCAGCAAATATCATGGATACCAATTCCTTCTTTGCATTTAATATTGGTGAACCACTGGACCCTGGCTTAGTTGGCAATGAAAAGAACATGTAGTTGTCAAACCCTATCCCAGCGTAGTATCCGTCAAACATTAATAACATCCCAGGGCTAAATATTCCTCGTGGTGCTGCCATGTTATACACCTTTTCTCCCCACTTAGGAAATTTATCTGCGATTTTTAGTGGGGCAGGCCTGTTATTGTTGAAACCATACACACGAAGCAGACATAAGTCTGACTTTGTATCATATGAAATAATTTCCGCTCTTCTTAGCTTGCCATTGAACATAAGTGCAAGGTAGTCTGCCGAAACTACCTTGAAGCTAACATCCTTAGTGGACTTCTTAGCAAACTTATCTTGACAAGAGTGTCCTGCTGTTAGTCCGTATGCTACATCTTTCCTAACTTCACTCCTACCCACAAAAGCTCCCGATGATGTATGCCGAACAACACCAACAGTGCATTCATCTTTCTTATCTTTATAATGTAAACATGCCTCAACGGCTTGAGCCACTTGAAATTTAAAGAAAGACTCTTTTGGCATACTTTGGCTGACAGGCAAGCCCGCAACACTAGAAACTGCTTTGTTATTGTTAGATATTGTTGTGGAACATCCAACTTGCAACAAAATTAAGAAGTAAACCATATTACGAAATGTTTTCTTAGTGTTCATACTTTAAATATGAGGCTTTTTAGGGTTTTGTTTACTAGTTACAGGTGATTTTGAGCTACTGCTTGAAAATTAAACTAGGAATATAATAAGTTATGAATTACAAAAGTGTTTTATTTAGTTTTTATTTACTTCTCCTAACCCCCATAAACACACTCGCAAACGACGCTGGACCCGCTGATGCAGGTAAGCAAGTTATCATGGAAGTGTGGAAAGAGGAGACCAGAGGTGGCTGGCAATACACCGAACAAGATATAAAGATTCAAAACCAAATACTAGTTACTCTTGTAAAGGGTAAGTCTCTTTTGAACATAGAGAAGTCCAAGCCTTTACGAGAGGAGATAACTAAATTACCATTTATAACCTATAGTGGTAAATAAGTTTGCAGTATTTGGATGTTTAAGAAATACAACATTCTCTTAGTGGCGATGGCCACTATCTCAACTGCCGTGATATACATCATGGCTAACACTGAACCAAAAATAGAAGTAGTCATCCCAAAGCAAAGCGTTTACTACCTTGCGGGGCAAAAAAGTAATTGTTTGTGGATATTACAAACACTTGATATCTTACAGAAGGAACCAAACTCCATGACACGCATGGTAATAGGTATACCTAGCGCTACTAAAGCAGGAGCTTTGCCAGGAGTTATACAAGTTACTAAATCTAACGAACTTCTTATGGCTTTCAATTTACCTAGTATGTCCTCTGTCCCTATCGTATTATCAGCAGCAGTACCAAGCAGCTTGCCACTTCAAAAGGCAAAATTCACCTGGCTTGGTAGCGATGTGTTGTCCATACACATGTTTAGTAGCAGAGAAGAATGTTTAGAACAAGTAAGAACAAAATAGCATTATTATTATGTGTTGTCTCGCTATTCAGCGGCTGTTCATCAGACGAAGATCTAGTGAGGCTGGAGTGTGTCCCAGGCGAGCAAATTGTTTGCAATGAACTTGATCAAGACTTTCCTAATGCAGATCCAGTTGATATACCCCAAAGAGCAGGGCAATGCTCCTATGGATTAAGAACTTGCACACTTAATGGGTGGTCAGAATGTGTGGGTGCGAGGGGATCAAGTGAAGAGGTTTGCGATGGCATAGATAATGACTGCGATGCTCAAATTGATGAGACATACCCAGAAGAACACCAACTGTGTGGGTTCCAAGAAAACGTGGACTATGGTGTAGGCATATGTACGCCAGGTGTAATGAAGTGTGACAATGGTGGATTATATTGTGATGGCCATGTTGGACCAACTGAAGAAACCTGTGATGGAATTGATAATAACTGTAATGGCACGGCTGACGAAGGGATAGTCGGTGCAACTGCTGTTGTGTGTTATGAGGGTCCAGAGGGAACGCTCGCTGTCGGAGAGTGCCGAGCAGGTGTCCGTTACTGCACGGATGGAGACTTTGGTGGGCCTTGTGATGGTCAAGTTTTACCAGTTACTGAGCGGTGTGATAATCTAGATAACGATTGTGATGGCGAAGTGGATGAAGGCTTTGATAGCCGTGGTGTAGACCTAGTATTTGTTTTAGATATATCTGGTTCTTTCCGAGATGAGATTGACTCTATGATCCAAGGTATAGCCCCTCTTTTAGAAGACCCGATTACAAGCACATTTCGTTTTGGATTAGTTGTTGTTGGTGCTAGGGCAGGATCAGATCTAAGACCAGAATACCATCTCGCTAGGATGGTGTCTGATTTTGTCTACGCTGACGAGTTTCTTGCTGTGATAGAAGCGGGTAGGATGATTGACAGTGCTGGTCAGGAACCAACAATAGACACGATGTATTGGTCAATGAATACATATCCATTTTCATGGAGACCAGAGGCGCAGAAAGTTATTATAACAATGACTGATGAAGAAGCACAAACAATGGGACAGCACCCAATGACTTGTTTTGAAGTTGCAGATTTCGCAAACACTTTTGGGTTTGAGCTTTTTGTATTTGCCCTGGAGCAGCACCACAACACATTTATAAATTGTGTACGGGGTGAGAGAGACAGACTTTATACACCAACTGCAAATTCAGAAACGGTGTTTTTACAGATCAAAAATATCTTTCAGGATCTGTGTATCGGCAACTAATCAACCACACATACAACATGATTCTCTAATAATAACAAGTGCTCTTTCCCTTCAAAGGTAATTGCTTCTGGGTCTGAAGTGTGAGCAATAACAATCTCTCCTACTTTTAGATCCATATTACAATCCCTTGCCGTGGCTAGCACCTTGTACGACCTATGAGATTTTTCCTGGAAGTCTTCAGGTAAAATAAAAAGTGGACTCTCTTCCTCTTCCTCAAATAATTCTACGAGTAATCGTCTGTTTACTGGCCTCATTGTAACTCCTTCCAACACTCTGTTAGTACGACAAATTCATGACGAGTAACTGTGCCCCACTCTCGTAATCCACAGTGCTTGCAGTAACACTCAACGCCTACATGGTTATCATGAAGCGCCCGAGACTGCCCGCTTGGCAGCCAGCGGTGAGGTACTTTATTTTTATCTTCACGCTTACACAAGTCGCTCGCCAAACTTGATGGCATGATATGGTTTAGTGTTTTGCTCATAACATGACCCTTTCAACTTGTGTTGATTATATCTTATATATCAAACTTGTTAAAATTTATGTGATCTCACAAGCTCCACCAGCACAAGCTACCTCACCCTTAAGATCTGTGTTGTCGTCCTCCTCAATAATCTTGGTGAGGTCAACTGACAATAAGGACTGCATCATTTCCTCATACTTTTCTTTTGTGCAGTTCTCAAAGGGAGCTTGAACGTATGTATGCTCATTGTCGTCATGTGGCAGCACTGATAGACCGTTGTATGCCTTATTGTTCTTCCACATCCATTTTCCGACTTTGCCCCATTCGTCAGCCTTGATAGACACAGTGGCAGAAACATTGTGCGTATTCTGTCCGCTGCGGTGGCCTGTACGAATCCATTCGGTAGTAATCTTCTGGATTCTCTTTAGCAAATCAAACGCACTTTCTGTTCTTAAGATTGCACCCTCTGGTGCCTTCTGCGGAATAGAGATCACTGCCGTATCGTGAGCACGGAAATAATCATCTTCTACTAACTCTGGGTGATTGACAGCCAAGTGCCAGTAGATTGGTTCGTTCTTGCCAACACGAATACGGCGAATATAATAATCGTTGTGCCAAGCGTGAATACCGCTGGAAGTGCCGAGTGCTAGGCTTGTCGTTCCTGCTGGCTTAACACAGGTCGTGCGGTTAGCCTTTCGGATTCCAATCAAATCAGCTACTCGCTGGTTTTCCTGCTTGACAATGCTTGCGGCTGTCTTTAGCGACACATCATCTGCCAATACACGACCTGATGCAATACCAGTTAGTGAGACACCAATGAGTGCATCACGCTCTGTGGTGCGTTGCCATACTGGTCGTAGGTAATGAAAGTCTGTGTAGCCTGCTTGAAGTGTGCCAATAAATGCTGCGGCACGGACTCGCTCTTCAAGATCTTCTTGTCCTGTAATGTTACTAACATTTACCTCTGTCAAATTGCAGAACTGGTATGGGCGCAAAGCAATCTCACAGCACGGATTAGTTCCCCAATCCTTATCATTAGATAAGTAGAATCCTGGCTCACCTGCACCCGATGCTTCTATTCTCTCCCACAAAGCATTAAAGAATTCTTCCTCTACCTTGTGTCGCAACAAAACCACGGAGTTATTGGCTCGTCCTCGCTGTGGGTTGGTCTCCCACCAGTTGCCAGATTTGGCAGCGATCATCTCTTGATCATCAGCCGAGAACAAAGAGATAAGAGCAGCACGACGAATACCGCCTGCCAACACAGCATCAGCAACATGACAAACGATATCATGCACTTCAATAGGAGTCAGCTTATCGCCATTCTCTTTCTCAGCAAGCATCCCTTCAATCTTAACTAGACATTCTTTTAGGGGCTGCGGGCCTGGTGCTTTGCCACCAGAGGTTACAAGGCGAGCGCCTTTAGGGCGAATATCACTAAAATCAAATCGTAACTTTGAGCCACCATAGAAGTAGCTACGCATAAGATATTTGACTGCATCAGCCCATCCTTCAATACTATCATTGATTAGGTACCTCCGAGTTCTATTTTGATTAGGTTTTTGAATCTCTGGTAAATCATCAATGTGATGTTGTTGGACAGAGAAGCCCACACCTGTTCCTCCCAGTAAGAGAAACATGATTTCACCAAAAGCTCGCCAGTCATCAACTGGCAAATAGGCGCAGTTGAATATTCTATTAGGAGCTATTTCAATGGGTCTACCACCAAACTGCATGGAACGCATAGAAGGCAAGACCTTCTTATCATACACAAGCTGATATGTTTCCTCTATCTCTTTCTTGAGGTTTGGATACTTCTTGATATGCATTTGCATATTACGACTTACTAATTCTTGCCACGTTTCCCTACGCTTATGTTCAGGAAGATACCTGGCATATTTCATGTAAACCGTTATATCAGATAGAATCTGTGTTGATAGATCTTGATCACTCATTGCTGTGCTGCGCTCCTGTTTTGTTCTTCTTTATTTGCTCTTGTTTCCTCTGCAAGTTTACGCAAACTTTCTTTGCTAAGAGGGTTACTAAGAGGGTCTCTCTCTTGATTGTTAGTTGTTGTATTTGTTTCAGTTTTTCGTTTTTGTTTAAACTTCTTATACTTTTGCTGTAGATGCTGCTTTTGCTCCTGAGCAGTTCGGGTAACAATAGAATTAAGATCATCTCCAGTCTGCGGTTGATGAACACGTAGTTTTACTTTACTAGTGTCAATAGCCATAGGAAAAACTAAACCATCTGGCCCGTTACGATTCTTTGCCACAAACATTCGTCCTGTGCCTTGTACCTTGTCGTCTGCTGTTCTGGAGATAGTGCAAATGAAGTCGGCAACGAAACATTTATTGAATGCCTCACTGATTGACTCCATAGTAATAACCTCCGCATTAAGTCCACTTCTGTTTGTCTGCGATGCGGTCCAAACAGGAATGTCAAATTTTTGGGCGATTCCCCTCAACTCTTCATAGATTGTTTCTATGTTGTGGCGATGCTCTTGTTTATAACTAGTCGTCACAGGACGCAATAAATCTGCGTAATCCACAATTACAAAATCTGGTTCTATCCCTCTTTGCCTCATCTTCTCTAGCGACGTTTCCAAAGTCATTGTAGTTGCAGATTTTGTTGGATACTCTTTAATAATTAGCTGTCCATCAACCTGTGATATTTTTTCTTTAATTTTATCTTTGTGGTCAAAAAGATTTGACAGAGGGACACCAGTCAGGCACGAATCGTACCGCTGACCTACGACTCCTTCGGCCAACTCTAATGTGTAGTGGATAACATTCTTACCGCTGAGTACAGCCATCGCACCCAAGTGAACTAATGCCATAGATTTGCCAGCACCAGTTGGAGCAATAACCACACCCAACTCTCGCTTTCCTAACCCACCCCTAGTAATGTTATCTATCTCTTGCCAGCCTGTCATAGAGGGATCACGAGATACCTTGACATACCTTGTCTCAAAGTCTTGCACAAAATCATGTCCATGACTGTCGTCCAGTCCAAGATTGAGAGCGCCATCAATAACCTTTTGGATCTCTTCAAACGAAGATGTTTGTAAAAGGTTTACTGACTTAAGGATAGCCTCTTTTAGTTTTTGCTTCTTACAGAAATCTAGTGACTTCTCTTTGACATAATCACGATCGTCAGCGTTTATCTGCCCTGACTTTATCTTGGACAAGTACTCAATGACCTGCTTCTTAATAACGTCTGGATAATCTTCCATCTCTGTTCTGATTACAGAAACCAGCGTATCAAACGTAGGGTGGACGCTGTACTTATCTTTGTAGCTAAATATTAGTTGCACAAACGCTTGTAGGTATTTTAATTCTAGATACCCAATATCTAGAACCTCTACCATCTGATTACTAAATGAACGATCTTCTAAGATAGCTCTACCTAATTTCTCTTGGAAAGCCTTACCAAACTTAGAGAAACTTTCCTCTTGGCTAATATTGGCTTCAGTCATGTTTTCTCCATTGTGGTGGAATACTAGAGTACATTATTTATTGCTTTTTGTTTACCACGATTTTCATACAATTTTCAAATAAACTATCAGTGGCTACACTGGTGAAACCTTCTTTCTTAATCATCAACCGAAAGGCATTTTTTTGTAGTCCTGGCTCACCTTGATTAACAGCCTCCATCAATCTAGATTTACCCTGAAGAGAGATGAGTGGTTCATAAAGCTGAACGATGTCATAGTTCATGCTTATGACATCCCGATGTTCTAGAATAGACAAATATGCTTTGGGACACTTTGGTTTAGCAGCCTGCTCTTCGCAGTAGTCAAACACATGCTGTAATGTGTAGTCTTTATCTTCTGATAGGAACGGTATTCTTCTGGCCACAGTTGCTATCCCAACTCTGTCTGCACCAATAATGTTATCAGACTTGTCACCCGCTATGGCTTTAGCAATTGCAAAGTTGCAGGGGT